ACTCCGACACCTACTACATTGGCAGGGTTAGCAGTTATTGCACCAATAGCTCCTCCGATCAATGTTTGTTTTACATTGAATCCATAAACATTCCAAGCCTGCCTTGGATTTTTAGCAAATGTCTTAATCAGATTAATATCACTAATAATCTGTCCTATTGTTAAACCGTTCTTTGCCTGCTGACTGACTATAGGTCCTGATTGGCCACTTAGTCCTCCGCGAGTTCCTCCTGTGGGCATTGGTTGATTTACATTTTGTGCATTATCTGTTTTATAATATGAAAAAGTCGGTGGAATAGCAGTCTGTGGGGAACTTGCAGGCAATGGAGAAACAGTTTTATCATATACCGCTTCGTCTTCAAATAATGTTACAAAATCGTCACCGCTGGCCGGAGCTGCTAATCTACCAGAAGAATATACTACATCTTCATAGACCACTGACATTTTATTTTTTAAAATCTTAGTACCTTCCTGAGATAAGGAGTCATGATCCCAGTTAGTTATCATTGGATTTATTATTTTTATTTTAGTGTATCTTCCACCTGACAATAAAAATATTTCAATACTATCTAAAAAATATTGTTGAGATGCTTGATTAGCACCGGGCTGTGCTGGGTTATATCCATAAGGATAATCAAGTGTTCCGTATTTGGTATCTCCATACGCTGCCTTTATGTTAGGAGAATTAGGGTCACTATATCTACTATCTTGATAAAAATACTTGTAGTAGTTAAGCCAAAAACTGTTTACCTCATCACTAACATCGTCATGGAATGTAAAACTCATAGGCTCATATGCTATTTTAGTTTGTACATTGGTTTTTCTATTATACTGATTTAATGTATCAGTTGTTATTTTAAACTTAGGAAGTTGTACTTCCTGTACCAATAATGCTAGATATTTTCTAGCCCATTCACTGGCTAGGTATTGTTGGGCATCTATGATTTTTTGATTTATAGTAAAATGAACACAGTACATGTGTCCAAATTTAGGAATATGTTGATATCTTGCGCCGCCGCCTAGATATAATCTAGTTGCGTGTTTATATGTTGTAAGACTGGGGGGTTGATCAAAAAAGTCGGCCATAACAATATTTAGTTCGTAAAAAAGCCTGGGTTTAATGCCAGGCTTAGTTTGAGTTTACATTATATTAAACCGCTGATTGGAATAATGGTCGTTCTCTCAACGATGGGTCAACTAGTGTTGCACCGGCGGCATCTGTTTGATATGCGTTATCGAAACAAATAGTCATTTCAATTTCCATCGGATCGCTCTTGCTGTAGTCATTACCACTATATTGTACACCTTGTAACCAGCATCCCTGAACTTGGAACGCTTCTAGTGTTTGTGGAGTAAACTGACCATTTCCACCGTCTAGGATTTCGATGGTCATATAGAACTTGTAATCTTGTCCACTAAACGCACTAGATTGATTAAAGAAATCAAACTGTTGTTGTAGTTGTTGACCAACTAGCTTAGTTACGTTATTATTGATATCGTCACGAACTTTTAGTTTGATGTTGCCAAACTTATATTTTCCAGCAAGTTTAACTGTGCTGTTATATACATCTAGTTTAACTTCATCAAATTGCGGATTTGGACGATCAACCATCATAACCTGTTTGGTTAGTTCTGTAGAAAATCCAGGAGTTGCACCAAAGTTTGTTAGAGTAACGCGAAAGCGATACGCTAGTTTTGGCATCAGTAACCCTTGGTTAGAGTTGCTTTGGCCTCCTGCGGCCAAAGGTACTGTGAAATTACTTAAACTTGCTGTTGGCATTTTATGCTCCTTATCCTTTTATTATTGTCCGGTTGAACTATTGTTTGATCCTGTTGCTTTACTGCTGTAGTTACCAGATGCAATAGCACCAGTGTTCAACAATCTCAAAGGAATGTAAATGAACTCAACAGATTTAACTGGCTCAATAGCAACGTCAACCCATAGTTCATTACGATCAATTCTTGTACTTGTATTATTTGTAGTATCACATACAACTACAAAGTCGTATAATGCACGTTGAGCTACAAGTTCTAACAACAAGTTTTCAATACTTGTTTTGATTTCACTACGTGTTTGAGCATCATTAGGCTCAAACAAGAATGGTTTAGCCAATACACCTAAACGACGACGTAAGTAAGCAACTAATCTAGCAACATTGATACGATTCAATGCTGTGCTTTGTGGATCGCGTGTATACTGTCCCATAGCTGTTAAACCAGCACCTGGTAGTGTAGCAATAGGATTAACTTGTACACCTGCTAACACATTACGTAGACTTTCGTAGATGCTTGTAGGAATAAACTCACCAGTTACAGAGTCAACATAGCCGACGCTGCTTGCATTTGTAATGCCACCACGGTTTGTACCAGCTGGAGCAAACCAAGGATAAGCAACATTGTCATTGTTGATGATTGTGTGAAGCATCATGTGGCTTGGTGGAACAATAATGTTGTTACCAAGATTGTCAGTTGTACGACCGCTTGGATAGTAAACTGCTAGGTAGTTGTCATATTCTACAAGGCCAGCATCGCCATCGCTTGTGGCTAGGGCAGCATTTTTACCCCAGTTAGACAATGTAGTAGCTTCGCTAGATAAACGGAATGGTGTATCGCCAACAACTAGTGCTAGTTGACCAATATCGCTGTTTAAACTAACCATAGCTGATATCAACTCTGTATAGCCAGGAGTTGCAATCAAGTTATAGGCCAATGTATCTGTATCTCGTACACCTGTGCTAGTTGTTACTAATGCTTCTAGAGCTTTGACAACAACAGCACGTTGAGCTAAACGACCAAATGTTCCACGACCTTTATCATCGTTTGCACTGGCTGTTACCCAACGGTCTAATGAGTAGCTTGCTTGACTTTCATTGCCATTATTAGCATTTACACCGTTAGGATTAATGTAGTTTGCTACATATTTCTTAACGTTGTTGCCACTACGACGAGTATTCCATAAACGTGTTCCACGTGGATATGATAGTGCGGATACACAATCAGGATCAGCATAGTTGCTGATTAGCAAATCAGTAATACTAGTAATGTAGTTAGGAGCATCCATGCCGTTGTCTGACCAACGAGCATCAGCAAATACCCAACCATTTGGACTGTGATGATCTGTAGTATCTTGTAATACCCAGCCATTAGCACCAGTACCAGCAGCGGTATTATAAACATAGATATTATGTCCATAGCCGTCACCAGCAGATGTATCGACCCAAATATCACCGTTTACTAGTGCGCTAACACCGTTACTTTGTGTTGTTGGAGCACTTGCACTTAGCAATGGACCTGTGGCATTTGTATTTGGGAAAGCGTTTTTGTAACCAATCCAAGCACTACCGTTGTTATATAAAATGTCAACGTCGCCTTGGTAGCTATTAAACCACAATGTACCATCTGCAGGAGTTTCACCAGGAGCAGTAGGTTGTGAGCTATATGTCATTGGATACCAGTTGCTGACTGCCAATGTAAATGGTGTGTCGCCTGTTGGTGCATTATACAAGTTAGCAACAGTACCAACATTTGCAGATTTAATGCCAAGCAATGATAATGGTGTGCCAGTACCGTCTTGTAATTCAATTTCTCCACCAAGGGCGTGATTGATTGTCAAGTTATTAGTACCTGCATTCCAAGTAGCATAAACATTAACCAAGTTTGTGTTGGTATTGATTGCAGATGCAACTTGTTGTCCTAGTGGAACACTTCCGCTACCAATAACATTAACGGTTACATTACTATGCCAGGTACCAGTTGTAGTTGTTTCACGGAGTGTAAATGTTGTGTTGCCAGAGTTTGTAGTTCCGCTTGATACAGATAATGTAGTAACACCAGTATTAGCACGAATAAACAATTCAAAGTTAGCATTGTTAACATTATTAACATCTGAATCAATGAATATTGTATTTGCTGCAATATTTAAGCCGCCGCCAACACTGTCTAATGCTTGAATAGCACCTTGTCTGCTTGCATAGATAGGAGCATTAACACTGGTCCAAGCATCTGTACTAGCATTAAAATATTTCACATCCCAGTTAGCACCATTGCTTACTGGAGTTGTACAGATCCAAACGCTGCCTGTAGCAGTGCTTGCATCAAAGTTAGGATAGTTATAGTTAGGACTGATTTGTAAAGATTTACCACTGTCGAAACCGTTTTGTACTTTTACCCAAGCGCCAGCAGTTGCAGATTTATAATATAACTGAGGAAGGCTAGGACTAGAGTTACTGGTATTGCTAGGAATAACCATAGCAAAATCACCAAGTGAGCCATAAGACTGTAATGGGAATCCACCTGAGAATTCAGCGGTGTTTGTATCGTCAATGATATCTGGGGTAACTAGTGTGAAACCACCTGCACCATAGTTAGAAGCAGTATTCCAAACATTGATGCCAAACTTGCTGTCAGCAGTATCTACCCAAATAGAACCAGCCATTGGGGTTCCTGTAGGTTGTGTGTTTGAACCTGCGATTTGACCTAGGTCGATATCAGCACGAACAACATAGGCTTGGCTTGTTGCACCAAGAACGCTGTATGCTGCTTGTAGACCGTATTCGTTGATTTCACTGGCGTTAACTGGGGTACCAGCAACTGTTTGGAAATAAGGTGTACCGAATGTATCCACTAAATCGCGTTGGCTAGTGATAACCCAGACAGTGCCTGCGTTTGATTTGGTAGTACCTTGTGCAATGCCTGTGCCGCTAGCGTTAGATTTATTTTCTGCTGTTGCTACGAAAATCAACGGAACAGTGCCAGGAGCAGCCGGAGCATAAAAACTCTGGTCTATAACTGATACGCTTACGCCTGGTGATTGTAATGATTGTGCCATCTTAAAAAACTCCTTAGTGGATTACTTTGTTTTATTTAGCACCAAATAGAAAAATTTAAGGGTTAAATACCATGTGAAAAGGGCACCAAAAAGGGCGGGTTATGCGTAAACTTTGTAAAGAATGTGGTCAAAGACCAGTGGCAATCAACTACTATAAAGAAGGAAAGCCATTCTACAGGTCTAAATGCGACCATTGTGCCAAGGGTAGGAAAAAAGAAAAGCCGCTGTGGGCCTTGGCTGGATATAAGAAAAAATCAGTTTGCGAAAAGTGTAACTACACTTCTAAACACAGCGAACAGTTTAATGTATTTTATGTAGACGGAAATCTACACAATAATAGATTTACTAATCTAAAAACAGTATGCGCTAACTGCCAGCGCATACTTCACAAAGAAGGAGTTAGGTGGCGGCAGGGAGATCTGCGACCTGATTATTAATAATAGACTCTATCTGTTTGTACAAGTCATCAATAGATCCGTCATTACTCACAGTAAAATCTGTTTTGTAGCCAACCCAAGCAGTTTCACTATCGTGAATCTTTAGTTTTTCCATTTTTGCCACACTCAATGCCCACGATGTATTCGCAACAGGGCCTCGGTTTACACTGGCAGCGGCTTCAAACCAAGCAGGGTCATCGCCTCGTTTGATACGAACAACAATGCCACCTGCATCATGAATGGCTTTAATTTCGTTAGGGAAACGCACATCACTGATAACAATGTTGTCAGTGGTTTTACGCATCTTGTTCTCTACACTGGCAATCCAAATATCATCATGAAATCCGTGACGACATACTTCGGTACCCCAATATTGTAATACCCA